GATATTTCATGTATCCAAACTCTTTCTAGTTCGTTTTCACTACCAATTCTACTACGAACAAAGTTTATATTAACTTTAAGGATTCCGTTTGTAAATCCTAAATCATTCAATAATTTTTCAATATTAATAGCAAGTTCTTTTTTACCTAATGTATTAGTAAGTGAATACATATATGAACCTATATTATTTTTTTTTATATATGCTACATTTTTTCCTGATTTTTGGGGTAAGAGTATATTGTTAATATCATATACAGATACTTCCATTACATCATATTTACATTCACCAAATTCGGCTTCCTCTGTTTGATTTTTAGTAACAATAAATAAATCTTCAGCAACGAGAAATTGTCCTTCATTGGTTGAATTTGAATTTATGCTATCAAAATTTGTATATTTTCTAATACTCATAATTTATATATTAATACGAACCCGGATTTGCTTTTACAATATTACATGGGTATTCTTTAAATTCAGTTGTACCATCTTTTTTAGTTGCAATAACTTTTATAGTTCCTTTATATTCGGTAGTAGACCCCCAACCAATAAATTTGGATTCGGATTCAGCACTTTTTGGTACTGCGTTAGCTTTTATTTTAAATTCTATAGTTTCATTTCCACCACCAGCTAAATCAAAATTATTCTTTGGTATAATTAACCAATTCCAATTGTTTGCCAATTTAACTTGAAATGTTATGTTTACAGGTTGAGTATCGTTGTTTGTTATAGCCAATTGACCACCTGCTTCCCATTTAGTTGCATTGTAATCTTTTGCATTAATTTTACCAGCTAATCCCTTTGTTATATCAGTTCTAGTTGTTGCGCCTGACCACTTAATGATTGTGGTTTTAACTAAAATATCACCACCACTTGCTAATGCGGTATTGGATGCAGATTGTTGTATGGCCTGTTGTTGTTGAACTGCTCCTAATTGAGATTGTAATCCTTCAATTATGGAATTCAACGAATCAATTTGTTTAATTAGGGCTTCAATTTGTGCTTTAAATCCTGCATTTTGAGATTGTAATGATGCTCTTAAAATGGATTCATCTACTGATTTTTGTACTGCAGATTGTATCTGTGTTGCAAATTGTTCAATCACTTTTGATAACGCATCCAACTGATTAGCCAATATATCATTGGTTTGCTCTATTGCTAATCTTTTATTAGTTTCAGATAACACTTGTGATGTTAAAGTGTTGATTTCAGCATTTAAAACTTCAATATCCGTTGTTAATTTTTGAACCTGTTTTCTTAAATCCGCATTAGTAAGAACTTCAGCGTCGTATAATGGTTTAGGTACTAAATCAAGATTTACTGTAGGGATATTTGGTTTTAATTCCTTAACTTCAGTATCAATTGCTTTTAAAAGTTCAACATCATCTAATTTAGATTTAACCAATGGTTTGAATATCAAAGATGATGCGATATTATCTTCACTAACTACGGTTACACCATATTCATTTTTAGAAACAGCAGCAGACCCTGATACTTTTAGAATGTTTTCTAAATCAGTGTTTCTTTTTTCTTCTAATTTTAATGCAATTGCTTCTAATGATGTTAATGCCATTGTTATACTATTTGAAATGTTAATTTATCATCAATTATAGTAGATATTTCACCATCAATTATTTTTAATTTTAATCGGTATGTTCTATACAATGGTAATGTATTTAAATCTAAAATAAAATAATTAGATGTGTTATCACATGAAATTTTAGTGTATTCTCCAAATGGAAATATAACATCGTTTGTGATATAATCTTCTAATTGATAATATGATGTTGTAGGTAAATACTTTGATTGGTCGTATTCAAATGTTGTTGAAAATGACTTTAAAGGAAACATATCTCTACCTTTAATTCTAATTTTTATTCTACTATCTTTAGTATATTCCGTTTTTAAATTGGTAATAACTACCTTATAATCATCTTCAGCATAGCCAGTTACTGGTAATAAACTTCCAGTTGCAAAGGATGTGTCATTCCAAACTACCTCTAATTTTGGTTCATATATCGTATTGGTTTCTTTAGAAAAGAATTTTAATACACCATAATCTAATGTATTTTCTTCGTTTTCTAATCCATGATGTACGATAAACCCATTATTTGGTATAGAACCACTTAACCATCCATTAACTATACCTGTCACATTGATTCTAATATCTGCATCTTCGTAGTTGTAAGATTGAGATGCCTGTGATGCCGTATACCATGTACCACCTTCCGCATTTGCAGAACCAGTTGTACCCGGTGTAAACACTGCGGTTCCTGCCGTAACATTATCTTGCCAAGTATTAACACCATTTCTGTATTTCCAACTTACACCATCTGATGTAATGTTATCGAATTTAGTACCAGTACCCATTGACCAACTCTGTGATATTGCGTTAGCGTGTATCGTATATTCTAAAGGAATTTCTTCCGCTTGGGAGGATTTTAGATTTAAATATACAATAGAACCACTTGGGATTCCCATATTAGCTACATCAAATTTTATTAAAGTTCTAGCTATATCTTTACTAGAACCATAATACAATTTACCAACCTCTAATATCTCATCTCTACCTGCATTTTGGTCTGGTTGTTGTAAGTAAATACTGGCATCGAACGATGATGTGAATAATTTATGCATATTATAAAGCTCTTCCTTTTATATCTTTGTTAGGGTATCTTACTTCGAAAACACAAGGGTCTAATGATGGGTATACCACTTTACCTCTAGTTGCTTCATCGATATTGTATTTATTTGGTGAATAATTTCCATCTCCACCACATAAGTTTGAAATCTTAACAGATGGAACACTCATGACTCCTTCTACATTTGCAAGTATTAATTCTAATTCAGAAATGTTTATTGGTTTATTGAATGTCCAATTATCTATATTAAAATAATCTTGTATTTTAACTAAACAATTAGCAACCACTTCTCTTTTATTGTAATTTGAATAACATATTACATCAAAGTCAACACCTATGTTTACAATGAATCCATCAATCATATTTACCGCATCGGTAATCAATCGATATTCACCTAAATAAGTTTTAAGATTTTGTTTAACTGCTTGATTTAAATTTACCAAATGTTTGTTAGAATCATACCCCAAAACATACATATTGATAGCAAATGGATTATTTACTTCATTTAATGATGATTTTTTAGTTGAAAGGTATTTAATTAATTGTCCTTGAATATCCGATTTACTCATACCCTTAAATCCATCTACTAAATTAGTAAATTCTGCAATAGATGCTGGGCTAGATAAAATAGATGCAGGTGAATTGTTGTCTATCTCTCCATCTTGAGATACATACACCTTCGCAACTGAACCATATCTTTCTGGCAATGATAATGCTCTTACTATATAATCCTGTTTAGTTACTGCTCTGTTTTGTGAACCAAATGTTGCTAAAGCGTTTTGTCTGATTTCTTCAATAGATTCTGCCCCTCTACCACCTATTGCAGGTTCTAAATTTTCTACTGCAATTGATGATTTGAATGAGTTATACATACCAACAATGTCCGTTGGGATAGCCAGTAAATCATCATCGAATTCAATTTTTTGAATTTTTGTTAAATCACCAACATTAACATTTGATGCAATTCCTCCACCTGTTAAGTATTTTATACTCAACACTTGCCCAGCAGGTGCTATGCCAAATGTGTTTGTTTTTAAAAAGTTAGATGGGTCAATTCCTTGATTCAATCTATTAATAGAATTTGCCAAACCTAATCCTATATTTTTTGTATTAGGTAGTATTTGCTCATCTCTTAAATTAACATCACCACTACCAAATTGTATTTCAGTTGTATTATCCGAATTAATTTTTACAGAAAATCTACGAGGTACTTTTTGTACTTCTAAAATATATGGTACTGAACCAGAATACTGTGATAAATCATTCACATTGGGTTGTTCTACAAATATACTTTCTTGAGCCAAATATGGAACTTCATAATATCTGTTGTTATTGGAATCAGTTATTGATACTATTTGTATGATATTAGTTTCGGATAATTGAATAGATGGGTAATCAGTATCACTACCCAATGTAATAGCAGTAGTATTTTCTTTAGCTGAAATGGCTTTAATTTTTTTGGATACTAAATATTGAGTAGGGGTACCAGTTGTAGCATCCCTTTCGTATACTTCAATTGTTCTATCCGTTGGATTTTCAAAATCGATTGCATCGGTAGTTATAAAAGATACATTACTATTTGTGGAGGATTGTACCTCAAATCCAGCTTTTATTTTAAAATAAAATCTACTATCTGCGGAATAATTAACACCACCATTTTCAACTTCAAAAACCGATGGTATTAATTGATAAACAGTCAGTGTGGTTATAGCGGGTGAAGTTACTTTAGGTTTATATCCCATAGATTGAGCCAATGAAACCACATTTTTACGTTCCGTAGCATGGGATAACATTGATTCTTTTAATTGAGTATCTTGGTAAAATGAAAGAACATCTCCAATTGCAGCAGCCTGTTCAATAAACACCATACCAGGTGATGCTTCATTAAAATCTGAATAT